CTTCCATAGCCTTACCAACCATCCTCGCCCCAAGGCCGAGGGAAATAGGCATGGTGGAAGAGCGTTTATGCTTTTCTAGCAAACGCTCTATACCTTTACCTAAATCCCTTGTCTTGTCTGCGAGGCGGTTCGAGGGAACAAGCGCGTTCCAAGAACGTACAAGTTCAACAAGCCTCGAACCGACCCGGGGGAGATCAGTCCTACGACCAGAGGCTACGCGGTAGGGGTTCGAAAGGAACAAAGGCGCCGTCCAGGCGCTGGCTTCTCTCTCGATCCACTCGACCGCGTAGAGCCGATCCTCTGGCAGATCTCCAACAGGTAAGCTGGAAAGGCCAATCTCAGAGATCCAATCCCCGTACGACTCTTCAGCTATCTGGTGAGCCTCTGCACTCATGCATTGTGACTCAATACTCCAGACAGCCTGAGCTCGTGACAGGAGAAGGGTCGCCTCTTTTGTACCTTGCGCTAAGGCGCACCTAACCGCCCGTGGCCATTCAGCCAAAACAGGGTGGGTCAGACGCACCGGACGCGACAAATGAGGAAACCCCCCACCGCCACACGTACGTGTTAGCGTGGGATGGATTCCCATACGTTCCAGTGACGACATGGCACCGTCATAGACAACCTCCGAACGCCTTATCCAAGCGTCCTTGACAGGCTTCGGGGCCTTCGAACTATTGACAACGCCAGATAGCTCAGGACCCATCCGCCAGATGGGACGTAAAGCCCCATCTTTCGGGAGGTATACTAGAGGACGGATTGGCAATGTCTCCAAAGAAGATATCCTGTGACCTGTCCGGAGTAGGAGCTGCTCAACGTAGCAGCCACCCTTCGGGCCACAGTGGTCTTTAAGGGTATTTACAGATCCGTAAGTCCGAATAACGGCCTGATCGTAACCCTTGCTGACCACCTCGGGGCAAGCCCCGATAAGGTCATCTCCATGGATTGCCACACCATTTCGCTCATCGTCACTGAATGCCTCATACGAACCGGAACGAGCCCAGGCGGTCTCCCAGAGCCACCTGTTGTACCAGTTAAGAAACGGCCAACTGACGGGTGATCCCATCAGTATACCAGACTTGCTGGTCCATTCCTCACCGGAAGACTCGACAACCCTCATAGCCCCGAGGTATCGGGGTGCGAAGCGATATAAGCTCAATGAGAGTTGGGGGGCTCCTTTACAGAGCCCCTTCCAGAGCGCATGACCGATGCCGAAGGGCATGAGATCCGTTGCCGCGGTAAGATCCACGGAACGGAGGACAATCCCATGCCGCTTGAGGATTCCCGAGCCGTTAATGTTTCGTGCGGCGTCCTCGGACGGTTGCACACTACCGCCTGTGAAGGCGGTATCCTGAAGAAGCCACTGTAACAGTGTCTTGTTCAGGAACGAAGCTACGACGGACTCGGCGGCCTCCAAGGGGGTAACCACCCTCACCTTGAGGCCGCGTTCCTCGACAGATACACGCCGGACACGGGGGAGCTCGTGTCTGGTCTGTTTCTCATTCACGGTCACGAGTGACCATAGAATGACAAATAGATT